TTTTTCTTCTGTCTGTGCTGTAGTCGTTTTTTCTACAGGCACAGTTTCCTGTGTTATCTGTTCGCTTGACATTTTTATTTACCTTTTTCATTTTCATTTTGCAGCATTGATTTAATAAATAGAAGAACGCTGCGTTGTCCTTCCATATATGCACTCTCATGGCTATCACCTTTTACATTAGTGGTAGAATGATAATGACATCTTTTTTCAAGATCNGCTAAGATTACTTTACCCTCGCCTGAATTAAACATAATTTTATAATTGTTTTTTAAATTTTGTATATGTTTTTCTAGTTGTTTTGAATCCATATTATCCAGCTTCTGCGTTTGCTATTGCTTTTGCTTCTTCTGGCAATGCTTTCGCTAGTGGTGCTATATCTCCTCCGGCTTGTGCAACTTGTTGCATTTGAGCCATTTGTTGTTGTTGTTCAGCTTGTGCTGCTTGTTCTTCTCTTTCAGCATTAACTTGTGATTGTGTCTTTAATATTTTTTGCGGAACGCCAACAATACTTGCAACATGTTTAACTAACGCATCAAAATTAATATAATCAAATACAGGAGCAACATTTGCAAGACTACCTAATATTTCTATTGCTCTAGTTATTGATGAAAGTTCTGAAGATTTTTGTGCTTTAGCAAGAGGTGAAACATATTCTATTTCTATATCTTGATCTGATAAAAATTCAGGAGCTGGAATAAATTGTTCTCTTCTTAATAAAATATTAAAAGTTCTATCAATAAGTGGTTTTAATAATTCTGATTGTAGTCTACCTAATACCGGTCCTAGTAATCTCATCTTCTCTTCATTTCTTTGGATTACTTCTGTTGCTGTCATTTGTGGACCTTGTTGTAATTGTAATTGGTTTACATAAAATACTTCTCTAATGGAGTCTCTTCTTTGCTGTTCCATATTTAAACCTAATGGATTATTTGCTCCAATGTTTAAAGGTTCAATTCTATCTCTAGTACCTGATCTATAAAAATTTAATCCACCTGGTATAGTTCTGACTGGCAAAAGGAAACCATCATCAGGAACTAATAGAGGCGGATCTACTTGTTTCTGTGCAGCTTTGATTGTAGTTTTTGACATTTCATTTAACATCTTCACATCCGGTAGTGCTGTCATTGCAGGTGATCTACCATAAATTTCATGTGATGCTTTTAAATATCTAGGACATACAAAAGGAAATTCTTGAAATCCAGATATAGATAATTCGTTACCATTCTTCATTTCGATATAAACAGATTCAAATGGCATATTTTCTTGATCTTTTAAATTAGGATTAAAGTCTGATCTTGGATAAACTGCGTGTAATAATTCTACATCTTGATAAGGATCTTTTTGTGAAAGTGCCAACACATCTGGTGATATTTTATTTTCAAAAGAAAATGCTTGAACTACAGCTCTGGCTGATAAATTAAATTTTCTATAAACAGTATCTATTCTACCTTTTTCATCTTCAGCAATATAAATTTCTTTAACATGTCTTGTAGAAAATTTTAATATTTCTTTATCATCTTCCTGTACATACATACAAGAAGTTCCAAAAGTAATTAAATCGTGATACAGTTCAAAAATTTCTTGTTGAAAGTTTGAGCTATTAAATGCGGTGTACATAGTTTCAGTCGCACTTTCCAACCAAAGTTTTGCTTCTTCCTCTGTATTTATATCTTCATTTTTAAATTTTAAAGTAAACCAAGGAGTAGAAGGATTAGTCAACATTCCATGTAGGGATGCNGCTAATAATTCTACTGCTTGTAAGGGAGAAGAATCAAAGATCATTTCTGTTCGTTTATCACCTCTGGCTCTNTGTTTGGTTACATCTGCTTTTCTTGGCATCATGTAATCAGCAACTTCTTGCCAATGTGTTTCCCAGNTTTGTCTTTGACTTTTTAATCTATCAAATCTTGATAATAATTTTTTTGTTAAATCTGTCTTTGCCACTAAACTACTCCTAATAAACTTTTCTTACCTAGTGTAAGTTTATCTTTTGATTGAGTATATATATTCATTTTTCTTCCTCTTGCTTTTACTCTTCTCTTAGTTAATTTTGTCTCGGCAGCATTAGCAGCATCTGATTGTGATACTTCAGCTTCTGTTGGAGCTTGTGCTAAAATAGTTCTGCCGCCAACATTTTTTTCAACAACAGGTCTACCATTACCGCCTTTAGATATTGGATTACCATAAGCATCTGTTTCACCTGACATTCTACTTTTCATATAGCTTTTATAACTATCTAAGGTATCTTCATACTCACCTACATTTTTACTGGTTAAAACTTTTTTTCTAAAAAAATCTCTATTTTTTTCAAATGATATTTGTCTTAATTTTGTACCGGTAACAGTATTTGCTGCAAGGGAAACAATCCCAGTTATCGGAACTTGTTTAACTTTATAATTATCAAGTTGAGATTTTCCTACAGCTTTTTTTTGTTTTTTAGCTGCTTCTGATGAAACAGGGGTTGGCGTATATGTTACATTAGAAGAATGATGTGTTCTTCTATTTCCATTACCGCTTCCTGTTGATGTACTTTTTTTTGATCTTGTTTGGTTGTTGGGTTCATATCGTGTATGATGTGGCATAATTAATTTATCCTAATAGCGTATCTAACGCTTCNTCTTTATCCTCTTGTATTCCAAGAGGTCCTGTTAATATTGTTGATTGTCTACCTGACTTTCTTCTACGAATAGCGGCTTGTTCTTTTGCAATTCTTTCTTTATCTTCCGAGGATACTTCAGACTTTGGTGGCTCTGGTGGCGGTGCAACTGCTGGAAGTGGTGGCATTTTTGGTCTGAATATTGATCCCATTTATATAATCCTATAACTATTATCTGCTATACTTTGTGGAGCAGTTTGTCTACTATTTAATTCCTGCAGTCCAACAGCTAGATACCTCATGGCATCTGCTGCGTGTGAACTCCAATCGTGTACAGGCTTTGATCTAAACATTCTATTTTTATCAATATACTTCCTGTGATAATGTCTTAACGCATCTATTAACTTTTTGCAATGGTCAGTATCAATCCAGCACCTAGGCAGAACCATTGATGTTGCGTGGATGCCATCTTCCAATGGAATTTTCGGCACGACCTTAAATCTAATTCCTAATTGAAAAGCAACCTCCCTTCTAGTTTTACCATTACTAAAATCAGTAACTTCAATATCGTGTGGAGCATAATGTTTATCATAAATATAATCTTTATCTTTTAACATCTGAATATAGTGCGGTAATCCTTGACCTCTCTCTTCATAATAATCAATAATATTAATTGCTCTTCCTAACTGCTGGAAAAATATTATAGCGGTATGATCTGCTACACCTAGATCCATGCTAGTTGAAACTGGTAATGAAGGATCATAAGGAACTCTAGTAATCTGTTTGGAATTTTCCATTTTAGTTAAAGCATCGCTATAAATTGCTCCCTCAATGTTAGCAACCCAATCGCACTCAAACTCCTGTAGATACTTCTTCTCTCCCATAACTTCTTTCGCCTTGCTAAGCTCCTCCTCATCTACAATCTGGGTATCACTCGCTTTTGCTTTATAATTGAACCAGTCGTCTGCTCCCTGTGCGTGTTGATAGAGTTCGTAAAAATTATTGTTCATTCCAGCCGGAGTTCCAATAAATATACAATATCCTTTTCTATCAGAAAGTGCTGGTCTAATTATTTCTGGAAATAGCTTGTCGGTTACATTTGCATATTCATCTATTACGCAGCCATCTAAATATATACCTCTTAATCCATCAGGTGAATCTGAGCCTAGCAAAGTAATACGAGAGCCATTAGGTAAATCTACCCTAAGTTCAGTTTCGTTAAATTTTGTATAGGGTATCTTGGCGGTGAACTGTTTCATGTAGTCCCAGGCAATAGCTTTAGCTTGTTTGAAGGTTGGAGCAATATAAGCAAATCTAGGGTGTTTTTTTTTGGTCAGTAGTGCTGACCTAATTAAATGGTTAATCATACATACTGTTTTGCCAAATCGTCTATGACATACCAGAACACTCCATCTTCGTTTAGATATTTCCTTATGTAAATAGGCTTGGTGCTTCCTTGGGGTGTATGGTATTTTNATATCCATATATGTTTAGTGNATCATTTTACTTGGCATATCATCATTTATAGGGTGAAAATCAAATCCCATCTTCATCATTGAATAGGTAATAAATAATTGTGCAGTCATTTCATTGGGAAAACCATAAAACTTTAAAACTACAGCGTTTGACTTCTTTTCAATGTAAGCAACTGAATCTAANTCATCTGATGAAAAATAATCCATATACTACATATAGTATATTTAAAAAAAATAGTAAAAGAAAAAGGTCTAGCAAGGTGTGGAAAAGGTGGTGGGTTGTTTTGAGATGTGTGTGGATGTCTTTGTCTAAGGGTGTCCTACAGTCCCATGTATATATATATAATAAAAAGTGTGGCGATCTTGGGTGTATACCCCCTTTATTTAAAATGAAATTCACCTAATNAGCAGGNAAAAACCTTTAACAANTCTAATTAGTTCTGATAACTTTTATTTATCGGAAACTCTAAAGCTCTTAATCTTTTATATATAGGTCAGTAATGCTTACCGATCTTATACACGAGAAATAAAAATTTATGCTCTTATATATTGATACGATCATTTAACATATTTAAACTAATTAAATATATTTCTATTTCTGCCTTAATTCTGCCTTATCTTTGTTTTATCTTTAGTTATGTTTAAAACAAATCAACTAAAGGAAACAATGACACAACTAGAAATAATAACTAAAGTAATAAATGTTAAAAGATTAAAAAATACTTTTAATGGCAACCCTAGATTTGAATTTAATTTTAATGATGTCGGAATAGTAAAAACACCGGCTAATGCTGGTTGGGTTTATGGTTTTTCAGCAGATACCTTTTTAAATAAAAATGTATCAATTAAATATCATATCACACCAACAAAAAGATATATTTTAGATAGTATAAATGATGCCTAATTATAGCCATAATTTTAAATTAAATTAAATTAAACAATGAAAGGAAACAATGACNAATGTAGAAGTAAGATCAATCATAGCAAGGGTTGAAGATAAAACAACNGCTGATTTTAATATGNTGCTAGAAGATAAAACATTTAAAAATATGTTTCATTTACTTATAAAAGGTAAAAATGCTGATCTTAAAAGTATAAGCGAAAGATTAAGCGATTATGTAAATGAAAATTTAATATAATAAAAACAGAAAGGAAGAAATGAGTACAAGAAGTAATATAGCAATAGAAGACCCAAAGACAAAAAAAGTAAAAGTAATATATGTTCATAGTGATGGCTATCCATATGGTGTTGGTAAATGCCTTGTTGATAGTTATAATCATTATGATTTAGCTAAAGAACTATTTAATTATGGAGACGCCAGTTATTTAGGTGATACCATTGGTGAATGTAGTTT